CAGCATGGACGGCGAGCCAGAGGTTGCTGCTGAAGCACCCGCTGCACCAGCAGGTCGTCGTCGCCGGTCTGCCTGATGACACTTTGGGTTGATTTTGAGACCCGTAGCGCCTGCGACCTAAAAGCCGCAGGCGTTTACAACTACGCCCAAGACGCCAGCACCGAAGTGCTGTGCATGTCCTACGCGTTTGATGATGATGATGTAAAAACTTGGCTTCCTTTTATACATGACGAGCATGGTCATGTAAAAAAAATGCCGTTTCCTATGCAAGTGGCCAATTACACAGGCCCCATCTACGCCCACAACGCGGCGTTTGAGCGTCTGATCTTTTGGTATGTCTTGCAGATCAACTTCGAGCTGGAGCAGTTCGTCTGCACCGCAGCACAAGCCCGCGCCAACTGCGCGCCTGGGTCGCTGGAAGACGTTGGCCGTTTTGCTGGCGCGTCCATGAAGAAAGACCACCGTGGTGCCCAACTGATCCGCCTGCTGTGCATACCCCCATTCCGCAACGATCCCGAGCTCATGGCCGAGATGGTGGCCTACTGTGAGCAGGACGTCCGTGCCATGCGGTCGATCAGCAAGGCCCTGCGCCCCCTCAGTGCGGACGAGCTGGCCGACTACCACGTCAACGAGCGCATCAACGACCGTGGTGTGTTGGTGGACGTGCCCCTGTGCCAAGCCGCCGTCAAGTTCGCCAGCGACGAGCTGATTGAGATCGAGCAGATCGTGGCCGAGGTGACCGAAGGGGCCATCACCAGCGTCAGGTCGCCTAAGATGCGCCAGTGGGTGATCGACCGCGTGGGGCCACAGGCCCTGAAGCTCATGAAAACCGGTGAGAAATATTCGATTGACAAAACTGTGCGGGCCAACCTGCTTGCGATGGAGAATCCAGATGAGATACCGCCCGCTGTTGCCGAGGTCATTCAATGCGCGGACGACCTATGGGCGTCTTCGGTTGCGAAGTTCAGCCGCCTTGCAAGCCTCGCCGATGTCGAGGATCACAGGGTACGCGGAGCCTTTGTATTCGCTGGAGGATCTGCCACTGGACGAGCTTCAAGCTACGGGGCCCAGGTTCACAATTTCACTCGCAAGTGCGCCAAATCGCCCGAAGACGTTAGAACTGCAATGGTCAGAGGCCATTCAATTGTTCCTCAATTTGGAAAGCGCGTTACTGATGTCCTCAAGGGAATGCTCAGGCCCGCACTGATACCGGCTAAGGGTAAGTTCCTAGTCGTGGCCGACTGGGCAGCCATCGAAGCCCGCGCCACCCCGTGGCTGTCCAACTGCCCAGCAGGCACCGCCAAGCTGGCCATCTTCGCCAAGGGCGAGGACGTTTACAAGGTCAACGCCGCCGCCACCTTTGGCGTTGCAGTCGATCAGGTCAACGGTGAACAGCGCCAGATCGGCAAGGTTCAAGAGCTGGCCTGCGGCTTTGCCGGTGGCGTCGGTGCCTTTGCCGCGATGGGCCGCGTCTACGGTGTGCACCTGCCCGAGTCGGACGCCAAGCGCATGGTGGACGCGTGGCGTAGGGCAAACCCTTGGTCTGTGCCGTACTGGCAGAACTTAGAAGAAGCCTACACCCGCGCCATGCGAAACAAGGGCCACGGCTTCAGCGTGGGTCGGGTTACCTATATGTTCGACGGCCAACATCTTTGGTACGCTCTACCTTCTGGGCGTGTGCTGTGCTACCCGTTTGCCAAGCTGGAGCCGGACGGCGTGACCTACGCCAAGGCGGCGTGGAAACCAGCAGCAGACGCAAAAGAATGGCCCCGTGCAAGGCTTTGGAAGGGTTTGGCGTGTGAGAATATCACCCAAGCCACCGCCAACGACCTACTGCGCCACTCACTGCGCCAGCTCGATGATGTGGTGTTGCATGTACATGATGAGATCGTGTTGGAAACCGACCGGCCAGAAGAGATGGCCGTGCGGCTCAAGGAAGTGATGTGTACGCCACCCGTGTGGGCTGAGGGTTTGCCCTTAGACGCCGAGGTGGCGATCATGTCTCGATATGGCAAATAAAAAGCCCGCTGGCAGGCGGGCTTAAAGAGGAGCACTAATTGGAATTTCTGGACTTTATCACAAAACTCGCCCCGACCGGCGAAACAGCACTGATTGTGCGTCAAAAACCACAACTTAAAGACGGCGAGATTCAACTCCACGCCGACGGCGCAGTCAAATGCACATGGCCAGCATACCTGCCAAGCAAGGGCGTCAAAGACGGCCAAGCGTGGTACGGCAACACGGCTTCGTTCATCGTTGACCGCTTCACCGATGGCCGCGTGTCGGCGTCAGCAGCCAACTGCGAGTACATCCTTGTCATGATGCTGGACGACATCGGCACCAAGTCCAAGACGCCTCCGCTCGAGCCCACGTGGATCATGGAGACGTCGCCTGGCTCCTACCAATGGGGCTACGCCTTCAGCGACCAGCCGACCAAGGCCGAGTTCAGCGCAGCCATCCGCGCCATTGCAGACGCAGGCTACACCGACCCTGGGGCTTGCAACCCCGTTCGCAACTTCCGCCTGCCTGGCTCGGTCAACCTGAAGCCCGACCGCAATCATTTTGAGTCCCGCTTGGTCGAGTTCCACCCCGACCGTGAGTACAGCCTGCCCGACATCTGCGCCGCCTTGGGCGTCACACCAGTCGAGGCCGATTCCCTCACCCTGCGCCCGATCCGCTTGGCCGATGATGGCGCGGATGACGTCATGGCGTGGCTCTCCCAGCAGGGCCTGCTGCTGTCCAAGCCCAACGGCGAGGGCTGGGCTGGCGTCATCTGCCCCAACGGCGCAGAGCACACCGACGGCAACCCCGAGGGCCGCTACATGCCCGCCAACCGCGCCTACTGTTGCCTGCATTCGCATTGTGTGGACTTCGATTCGCGCATGTTCCTGCAATGGGTGGCCGACAATGGTGGCCCAGCGCACACCCCTGGCTTGCGTGAGGAACTGCTGGCGCAGGCGATGGACTCGGCCCTGTCCAAGCTCACGCCCACGGTCGAGTATCCCAACGAAGCAGCCAAGATCATTGCCGAAGTCGAGCGCAAAGAGCTGGGCAGGGTTGAAAAATCCGAGTGGTGGAGCCGCTTCGCGTACATCCAGACAGACGACGCCTACTTCGACCTGCAAGACAAGCGCGAGCTGACCCGTGGCACCTTTAACGCCCTGTTTCGCCACATCAGTTGCAAGTCGATCCACAATGGCCGCAAGGTCGAGGCGTCCTACTCATTCGACGAGCACCGCCAAGCCAAGGGTGCCAAGTCACTGGTCGGCGTGACCTACGCCGCAGGCGCAGACGTGCTGGTCGCTCGGGACGGCCTGCCCTACGGCAACCGCTGGCGCGATGCGCGGCCCACACCCAAGGCGGGCGACGTCAGCCCGTGGCTGGCCCACGTCGAGCGCATGGTGCCCGAGCCCTTTGAGCGTGAGCACCTGCTCAACGCGCTGGCCCATAAGGTGCAGTTCCCCAACCATAAGATCAACCACGCCATCCTCATGGGCGGCAACCACGGCAGCGGCAAAGACACCCTCTTCGCCCCGTTCTTTTGGGCCATCGGTGGCGACGCCAAGGCCAATTGCTCACTGGTCAAGAATGAAGACCTCAACTCCCAGTGGGGCTACGCCCTCGAGTGTGAGGTGATGGAGATCGCAGAGCTACGCCAAGCAGAGGCCAAGGATCGTCGCGCGCTTGAGAACACCCTCAAACCCATCATCGCCGCGCCCCCTGAGCTTCTCATGGTCAACCGTAAGGGAATGCACCCGTACATGGCCCTGAACCGTGTTTTTGTAATTGCATTCTCTAATGAGCGCGTGGCCATTTCACTCCCCAGCGAAGACCGCCGGTGGTTTGTCCTTTGGTGCGCCGCCCCTAAGCTACCAGAGGCTCAGGCCGTGAGCCTGTGGAACTGGTACCAGCACCGTGGCGGCTTTGAGGCCGTCGCCCATTACCTGCACACCCGTGACGTGTCAGCGTGGAACCCCTCAGCGCCGCCCCCCATGACTGAGGCCAAACTGATCATGGTCGAGCACGGCATGAGCACGGCCGAGTCTTTCCTAGTCGATCAGATGACCCGCCGCGTGGGTGAATTCTCCCGTGGTGTGATCGGCGCGCCCTTCCACGCAGTGTGTGACCGTTTGCAGGGCCTGGCCCCCGCAGGGGTCAAGATAGTGCAGGCAGCACTACTCCACGCCCTGAAGGAGGCGGGCTGGGTGGACATGGGCCGCATCGCGTCGCGCCAGCATGGCACAAAGAAACACATCTTTTGCGCGCTCGACATGGCGGAGACGTCAAAATCAGAATTGCGCGCCTTAGTTGAAGCCTGAATAAAAAAGGGCCCCGTGAGGGGCCCGTGAGGTTTTGGCAACTGCTCAAAGACCAAGCAGCACGGCCAGTATAGCGGCGATCAAGGCCGCGCAGATTATCGCCATGCCTCCACCAGTGCCGCAGCGTCATAAGTCGCAGCCGGTGCGGCCACGGTGAAGAGGCCAGCCCCGCGCTTGATCCTCCCCCATGCGTCTTTTCGGTTTTGATTGACCAGCTCGCCGCGTTTGACAGCCCCATAAACTTGGTCGCGGGTAAACCCCTCCGCCTCGAGCTCGTACATGGTGCGCGGCAGCGCGCAGAATTCCGCAAGGTTAGACATAACGCATGGCCTCCGCTTTACAGGCTTCTACTTGGGCCTCAGTTAGTTCCTGAGCCCAGTACTCGGCTACGTCGGCGCATTCTTGGGCCCTTTCCGCGTCAGGGGCCGTAAGGCCCATAATGAGCGCGCGGGTGACCAGTTCGGCGGGCGTGGGCGTGGGCGAGAGCAGCGACCACGGGGCCAGCGCTTGGGCGAATATAGGATTAAGCATCTTCGGCCACCTCCCGCAGATCATGCAGCTCATCGCGCAGCGCGTTGCGCTCATCGGTCAATTCTTCAATGTCGGCCACCGCCTGCCCCAGCGCGCGTTGCAGCGCGTCAATTCTGGCCAGCAGCTCGGCCGTTTTGGTATCGCCCGCAGCATATGCGGCCCGTTCTTCTTCGTTGATTGTCATTCCATGCCCCCTGCAAAATTGATTGCATCTTCTTTTCTTGCAAAATCAGCAACCCAAACGGCCAGCCCGTCCGCGTCGCGCTCATAAACTGACCACTGGTCAGCTTCGCTTTCCTCGCACTTTTCCCAGCCACCCTCAGCGCGCATGGTGGGCGTGATTTCATAGTCAAATTCGTTCATGGGCTACCTTTATGTATTCGTTAAGAATGTGGGCTTTCGGATACATCACAAGCAATTTAGAGCGCGCCTCTTCTATGCTTTGTGCTATTTCCTCTTCATATTCGGGGCTTTCAATGTCATACCCATATTTGTAGATTTCAAATAGATATACGTGTTTCATGGTGTCATCCCCCAAAAATACAAAACAAAGGGCAGCGCGATAAAGAACGCAAAGCCCACGGCGTCAAAAAAGTTTTTCATAAAACCCCCAAAAAATGGCCATCATCATCAAATACCGCGACGTAGAACCCGCGCGGGCAGGCTTGCACGTCGTATCGCCACGCGTCGCGATCCTGTAGCGTCAATTCATCAGCCAGCGCCTGCGCGGCCGCTTTGCTTTTGTAGTAGGTCATACGGGCACCTCGGACCATGTCCGGTGGCCGGTCCGCCACCACCAGTGGCCACGCGTTAAGGGCGGTCCGGCCATGAATCGATCGACGGCCACACGCTGGCCGGTCCTGAGAATAAATATTGTTTTCATGACGTGGCCCTCTCATGCAAAGCCTGCGCGGCGGCGTGGTGGCCCAGCATGTCGCGCAATATGGCATGACGTGGCCCACGGTGCGCCCGTGCCCGCGCGCTGGGTTTTAAGCGCCCATAAGTGGCGCGGATAACGTCGCGCGGCGTGGCCCATACGGGCAGATTTAATCGCAAATAAGTACTGAACATGTGGCCCCCTTAAATAGTGCAACAGCCGCAGCATGGCGCGTCAATGCACCGGCCCGCTTTATTTCGAAAATATTCAACGCCACCGATTAGTAGCACGTCGCTTTGATACGGGCGGATTGTCACGGGCGGCGCGTGGTCAAAATCTTCGTCCGTATGCCACGCTTTGCGCGTGACAGTGTCGTAGATTATTTCGTCGCGTGGGCGGATCGGCGCGCCTGTGCGCGCGTCGCGGCCGTGGTATTTGGCTAACATTCGTTTTTGCATGGTTTACTTTCCTTCAGTTGATCGACGCAATACGCGCCCGCATGCGGCCGGTGTGGCCGCATACAGTCGAACATTACGCGGTGGCCAGCTTGATATCTATCACGCGCTTTTTCGTGCCGTGGGCGGGAAAGCCCACAATGGCCGCGCGCTGGCGCTGGCAGAGCTGACATGTCGCGCAGCTCACATCGTCGCGCTGGGTTGCTGGGCAGATAACGACGGCACGGCCAGCGGGCGTGGTGGTGTTTTGCGTGGTGGTACTGGGCAAAACCACCACCACGGGGCCCGCATTTTGGCTGGCCAAATAATCCGCGTCGCTTAGATCATTCGCGGACAAATTGACCGTAAAACCCCATGCATTCGCGTGGCGGATCCAATCGATGCTGGCCGCGTCGCGGTGGTGTGAATAGGTGAACCCGCGACGGCCGGCATTCGCGGCCACCAATTGGCCGAGCTTTACCGCGTCAATTGTGCCACCGGCTACGGGCAGATCGCCCGCTTGATTGTGCCGCCACAATTGACCGGCGGGCATGCTGGCCACCGCCTGGGTGAACGTCGCCCAGTCAGTGCCGCGTGTGCCATTTGACACTGCGGCCCAGTGCAAGGCGAGCGGCCCGCTGGCCGCGTAGCACGCGTCGCGCACGGCGCAATTAGGCGGGCAGCTGGCGCGCTCGGTGGTGCTAACGGGAATCGGGCCGGTTTTGACGTTAGCGCTTTTGAGTGTGAGATGTACTTGCATGACTTTCCTTTAGTTGACTGAGCGCGGCCGGTGTGGCCGCGCGGGTTTTAGGCTTGGGCGATTACTTTCGCGTAAGCTTTTTCGGCCATTGCGGCTTGGTGCGCGGCTTGGTGCGCCAGCATGGCCGACTCAAGCGCGCGCCAGTGCGTGGCGCTGGGGTATTGTGCAAAGTTCTTATACGCAGTTGTGAGCGCTTTTTTAGTGTTTGTCATGGTCTTTACTTTCGTTTGGTTGATTGAGCGCGGCACGGTGGCCGCGCGGGTTTTGGATTTAAATGATGAATTCGGGGTTTTGCGTGATGCCATATTGCACGGCGAGTGCCATTATTTCGGTTTTTTGGCTATTTTTAAGCGCTGCGCGGTGAAGCATAGACAACGCGCGGGCGACATAATTCGCGCCGAAGTGTTGCATCTTTTCGATTGTGGCCACTTCGCGGCGCTGGGCTTTGTTGAGTGTTGTCATTACTTTCCTTCAGTTGACTGCGTGGGCAATATCGCGCCACACACACAATGTAAGGTATTTCCTTGCAATTGTCAAGAATTATTTCATAGGGATAAACCCTAAGTAGGTGTGGGCGGTGTGGGTTCGATTGTGGGTAGTGGTTTTGGGGTTTATGACCTACAGTTTTGGCCAATAATGACGGGGCTTTGCTGGCTTTGTAGGCAATGTAGGTCATATATTCTTTAAAGTCAGTAAAATTATATTTGTAATTATAAGGTATTACAGTTAGAATATGGCCGTGTATGGTGCGCGTAGTTTTGGCGACTTGAAAACCATGACCCACATTGCCTACATTGCCTACATTATGCTTTTGATAAGTGTTTAGTGTATGGCCATGTGGCCACTGACCATGCCATGTTAGCGTTTACTTACTTAGCAAAATCATAAAGTAAGTGACTACTAACTTGCAGATGTTAGTTAGCACTCACTAACCAGGCTGCTGTAAGTAAGCGCCCACTAACTTAGGGGGAGGGGGTAGGGCCGACGGCAATGGGCCAACGGTGACGGAGTGTTCGCAAACAATTTTTTTTATTTTTAAATTGCCCACATGACCCACATGATTTACACTGCGCGCATGTTTCACAGTCTTCCATTTGAGCCACGCAAGGTCGTCGCAACCGAAGCGCGGTTAAACAAAATCTACGAAGCCGCCAAACTCGGCTTGAAAGGCGACGCATTGGCCCTGGCTTCAGGACTGCTGCCATCGGAATACCGGCAACTGTGTGAGCTTGACCCCGTTGCTGACATGGCCGCGCTCAAGGGCAAAGCCGACGGCGAGCTGGAGATGTCCATGTGCTTGCACAAGGCAGCCAAGGAAGGCGACGCCAAAGCGGCGCTGGCAATCCTCCAACACTCACACGGCTGGGTGGCCAAGCAGTCCATCAGCATAGATGTCGATCAGCGCATCTCGATCACCGGCGCACTGCGCGAAGCCGAGTCGCGCGTCATCGACGTCATCGCCAACGAACCAAGCCCTAGACTGAAACAGGAAGTAAATGCAGAACACTATCTACAGCGCTGAAGACGAACAAGAATTGATGGCGAGACTCTGGAGTCCGGCCATCAAGGATAACCCGCTGGCGTTTGTAATGTTTGCGTTTCCCTGGGGCGTCAAGGGTACACCGCTGGAACACTTCCAAGGGCCACGCAAGTGGCAGCGCGAGGTGCTGCTGGACATTGCTGAGCACATCAAGCTCAACCAGGGTAAGGTGGACTTCGACGTATTGCAAGAAGCCATCTCGTCTGGACGGGGTATTGGCAAGTCAGCATTGGTCAGTTGGATCACGATCTGGATGGCGTCAACCAGAATCGGCTCGACGACCATCATTTCGGCCAACAGTGAGTCCCAGCTCAGGTCAATCACATGGGCCGAGATCACAAAATGGCTGGCAATGTCGATCAACAGCCACTGGTTTGAGGTAAGCGCAACGCGTGTGATGCCCGCCAAGTGGCTAACCGAGCTGGTCGAGCGGGATTTGAAGAAGGGCACACGCTACTGGGGCGTCGAGGGGCGGCTGTGGTCAGCGGAAAACCCCGACGCGTACGCTGGTGTGCACAACTTTGATGGGGTACTAGTAGTATTTGACGAAGCCAGTGGTATTGACGACTCAATTTGGGCCGTTACTGGTGGTTTTTTCACAGAAAACACCCCAAATCGCTTTTGGATGGCGTTTTCCAACCCCCGCCGCAATACGGGGTACTTCTACGAAGCGTTTAACAGTAAACGTGAGTTCTGGCGCACAAAAGTGGTGGACGCCCGCACGGTCGAGGGTACCGACAAAGCGGTGTATCAGCGCATCATCGACGAATATGGGCCAGATTCAAGCCAAGCGCACGTCGAAGTGTACGGTCAGTTCCCCAACGCAGGGGACGACCAGTTCATTGGGGCCGACATCGTGGACGACGCTATGAAACGGACAAAATATCAGGATCAGTCAGCGCCGATTGTGATCGGCGTAGACCCCGCACGGTTCGGAGCGGACGCAACGGTCATCGCGGTGCGGCAGGGGCGGGACATCGTGAAGATCATGCGGCACAGGGGCGACGACACCATGACGGTGGTGGGGCACGTGATTGAGGCGATTGAAGAGTTCAAGCCGACGTTGGTGGTGATTGACGAGGGTGGCCTGGGTGCTGGAATCGTGGATCGGCTGAAAGAGCAGCGGTACAAGATCAAGGGCGTGAACTTTGGAAACAAGGCCAAGAACCCGATCATGTACGGTAATATGAGGGCTCAGATGTGGGGCGACATGAGGGAGTGGCTGAAATCTGCTAGCATACCCAACGACAGGTTCTTGAAGACGGACTTGATTTCGC